TTAACGGGTGGACCAACGGCTTATATGCCCAAAGTATTTGGTGCGCCTATAAAATTTGAAGCAAAGAGTATTATTTTATTTAAATGTATTTCCGCTTCAGGCGGTGGTACTTGGGATGTGGCGATTGATTATGATATATGGTTAGTACAAAATTAATATGAGTACAAAGATAATAATACCAGAGAGTTGGTCAGAGGTTACCCTTAGAAAGTTTCAAGAGGTTGCACAGGTTGACATTGAAAACGAAAGACTAAGGGCTATTGAGATAATATCTATAATGGCAGACTGTGATCCCGACCTATTAAAGAATACGGACTTACAAAGTCTTAACTTAGTACTCGATAAATTAGAGTGGACTAAAATTCCACCATCTGATGAGTACAAAACAGAGATAACTATTAAGGGTATTGTTTACAATCTTGTTAATCTAAGATCATTAAGTAACGGGGAGTGGATTGACTTAGATGGGTTTTGTGAAAAGCACATAGACAACATACATAAGATAATGGCAGTACTTTACAGACCGGTGGGGGAAGAATACAACTCTAAGTCATCAGAAGAAAGAGCTTCATTGTTTTTAGACGAGGTAAAAATCAGTGATGTGTTTGGAACTATGCTTTTTTTTTCTCTTATCGGGATCAAGTATATGACTCATATAGAAACTTACTTACAGGAGGACCTGAACCAGAGGAGGAAATAAGGGGCGAGAGTGAGGAAGATAAGGCTGAAAGGCTAAAGGAGGAGAAGAAAGAGCGTGACCACAATAAGAAATGGATGTGGTTTCAGTACATCTACTCACTAGCAAAGGGGGATGTAACTAAGATACCAGAGATAACTAAACTTAATTTTATATTCTGTATGAATATAAAGTCATTTGAACAGGACAATAAAGATATAAGACAGTACTATGATAATAGATGATTTTAAATTGTTGGGGGATTATTTCCAAAAGACAACCAAGATGATTATCGACATGGCTAATAGTCCTGATCGATTAGAACAGTGTGAGCTAGAAGTTTATAAGGATGAAACAAGGTTAGTTTTATCCGAGATGGGTGAGATAGTGGATGAGTTCAGGAAGAAATACCCCAAAACACAGGGTGAAAAATTAACGTATAGAATTAACAGACTTAAGAAAATGATAAGATAATGGCAACAGAACTAGAGATAAGCGCAAAGATAAATACAGCCGGAAGCGCACAAACACTTCAGGGGCTTCGTAAAGAGTTAAAAGAATTAGTTTCTTTACAGGGTCAGGTTGGTGCTGGGTCTGCTAACTTTGAGAAGTTACGTGATGCCATTAATAAAACAGAGGGTAAGTTAGGCGACCTTAACGATAGCTTTGCAACACTAAGGGGTTCAGGAGTTGAGCGATTAGAAAGTTCAATGGGATTACTCCGCGAGGGCTTTAACTCTTTTGATACTGAAAAGATAAAGATAGGCTTTCAAGGGATGGGTGCGGCTATGTCTGCTATTCCAATATTCTTAATAGTAGAGGGCTTAAAGATTTTAGTTGAGAACGCTAAAGAATTATATGAATGGTTTACGGAAATAACCGATAGTGGTAAGAGTTTAGAAAGTCAGTTAAAAGCAATCCATAAGGAGAATGAATTACTTAACGCTTCTTACAATAATCAAATCACGGCCCTCGAAGGAATTAAAGGAAACGAGGAGGAGATATATAAAATAAAACAAAAGCAAATAGCCCTATCTAAAGAGGAGGCTAAACTTGCACTTGCAATTTCTATAAGTAAAGAGAACCAAGCTAAAACAGAATACACTTGGAAGCAAAGATTATTACAGGCGGTTGGGGCTTCTGCGGTTGCCGAGTTAGACAAGGCCAAACAAGTAAAGGAGGCGCACGAAAATAGACTTAAAGCAGAAAACGAGGTTGGTAAATCAATAGCAGAGGGTATAAAATTAGATAACGAAAGACATCAAAAGAATATAGATGCCTCAAAAAAGATAGCAGAAGATAGAAAAAAAGAGAGAGAGGAAACGTCTAAACTATTCGCAGAGGCCGCAGCCCTAGATTCAGAGGATTTAAAGCTAAAGTTTGAGGATAAAACACAAAAAATATCCGACCAATACGTAAAAGAAAACGAGTTACAGGATGCTCAATTAGCTTTAGCAAGGGCTAAAAAGGAACAGGATGATAAAACAACCCTAGCCGGTGAGCAGTTTTTACGTGATCAAAGACTAGGAATAGCTAACGACCTAGTTAATGGACTAGCCTCAATAGGAATTAAGAACAAAAAGGTAGCTGATGCTCTATTTATTACACAAAAAGCCCTAGCTATTGGTAGTGTAATAGTAGATACACAGAAGGAAATAGCTGCGTATTCAGCTAACCCGACATGGTCTTTACTACCAGATGGTGGTTTAACTCTTAAAACAGCCGCTATCGCACAGGCTAAAGTTAGAGCAGGGATAAGGATTGCCACAATAGCAGCCACAACCCTAGCTAAATTTGCAGGTAACTCAGGAGGCGGTAGTGTAGACTCTGGCTCAAGCGGTGGTGGTTCAATAGGTGGAGGCGCACAAACCCAAGCCCCACAACAACAAACTTTAAATAACAATTCTCAATTATTCTCAGGCACAACACCAGGTCAACAAGGTGCGGTGGGTAATGCAGCCAAACAAAACATAACTAAGGTAGTGGTTTTACAGTCCGACATTAAAGATGCTATGAATAAGGTTCAGGTCATAAACGACCAAGCTAAGTTCTAGTGTAACAAAAAATAGTGTTTTTACGTATTATAGCGTGAACACATTAAACGGATTGCCAGTATTTAAAATGAAGGTGGGTCAAGGAATTGATTTCCACTCTTTCGTATTAGACCCTGCTATTGAAGTACTTTATAAGACATTTGGTAAAACAGAGCGTTATAAATTCAACAAAGAGAAGCAGATCGTTACCGGTCCGTTCATGATTCCTGACCTTCCTATTTATCGCAATGATGCCTCACATGGTGAGTACTACGTTGTATTTGATAAACAAACAGTTGTGGACTTAAACGAGAAGTTTATGTCTGAACAAAAAACCCTTTCTTTTAACTACCAACACATGGACAATTCTAAGGTTGATGGTGCTGTATTGGTTGAAAATTGGATTGTTGGCGAAGGTGATAATAAGGCGAAGTCTTTGGGCTTTGATGTTCCTGTTGGTACTTGGATGGGGTCTGTTAAAATCAATAACATAGATTTTTGGAACAGCGAAATTAAAACAGGTAACGCTAAAGGATTCTCAATAGAGGGTTATTTAGATATGCAAATGAGAAACCAAATAAAAAATAAAATGAATAAAGATAAATTTATATCAGCTAAAACAAAAGACGGTGTCACTGTTCAAAGTGATGCGGAAGCTTTTGCCGTTGGTGTAGAAGTCTATACTGCTAATGAGGCTGGTGAAACCACCCCACTTGCAGATGGCGAATACACAATGGAAGATGGCTCGTCTATCACTGTATCAGGTGGTAAGATTACAGTATTAACTCCAATGGCAGAAGAAGCAGAAACAGAATCAGCTTTATCTGTTGAAGATATCGCAGCTTTAATGAGCGCATTATCTCCTAGCATTGAAGCGGCTATTACTAAAGCACTAGAGCCTGTAACAAAAGAACTTAGCGAGGTTAAGGAGAAATTCTCTAAACTACCCGGCAACACTTCAGCAACTGCTAAAACAGAAGATGTTAAGAAGAAACCGGCAACTCGTCAAGATCATGTAATGACAATTATGGAAAAATTAAAACTATCAACTAAAAAATAAAATGAGCAAAGACAAACATAAATTCGGATTGAGTGATTCATCAATCACTTACACAGGGAAAGAAACAGAAGGTTTCTATTCTACTGCATTATTGACTGGTAATAGCAAATCACTATTCCGTTTAATTCCTAACGTAAAAGACAAAGTAAAAATTTCTTCCCTCGATATGGGTGATTTTTTACAGGCTGATGGTTGCGAACTAACTCAGTCAGGAACTTATACACTTGACCAGAAAGAAATTTCTGTTTGTGATATTGGTTTCAAAATTAAGTTTTGCGGTAAAGATTGGGAAACTAATTATTTATCTGAGAGCTTAAAGCCCGGTTCAAACGTAGATGATAACTACCCGAACGGTGTTATTGATTACATCTTTGACCAAGTAGCAAAGAACATTTCTAAAACTACTGAGCAGACAGTATGGCAAGGTGATACTTCAGGTTCTCCCGGTGATACTCTTTGTGATGGTTTACAGATTAAATTATTACGTGATGCAACTGTTATAGATGTTACCCGTGATGGCACTAAACTTCATGGTTCTACCACTGTTATTGCTGAGATTGCACGTATTTATACTGAAATCCCTGACACTATCCGCAATAACGGTAATGTTGTATTGTTTATCAATAACGCAACAGCAGTGGCTTACAAACAAGCTTTAGTAGCGGCTAACCCAGCACTAGTTGGTTACAATCAAGGTAACTTTGAATTGTCTTACATTGACCTTAAAATGGTTATTGCTCCGGGTTTAGATGATTACAAAGCGGTTGCTTGTGATCCTAACAACTTAATCTTTGCTTGTGATTTAATGTCTGATGAGAATGAAATTAAATTCGTTCAAGACCCGTTGAATCCAAAAGTTAACTACGCAATCGGCTCATTTAAAATGGGTGTTGATTTCGCAGTTGGTGCTGAGATCGTTTACTATAACTAATATATCGGAGTAGGTTGGGCAACTGACCTACTCTTTTTAACAATTTAATTTAAGACAAATGGCAACAGATTGCAATGGTTGTGGTGCGTTATTTGAGGGTATCCCCAAAGAATGTTCCAATAACATAGGGGGTATTAAGAAAATATATCTCACTGAAAAATGTAATGTAACAGCCGTTACTGTTTCATCTCCTGCTGATATTATAACTGGTTTAACCATGACCGGCTCAACTGTGTTTTATGAATTTGCGTTCAATAAGAACTCATCTACATTTACAGAGGTTACTGAGAATAGCGCAGAGAACGGAACTGAGTTAACGACCCAAACAATCACATTAAAAATGCCACGTAGAGAGAAATCAAAGCGTGATACAATAGCTTTATTGGGTATGCAAAAAGACCTAGTTGCTATCATTACAGATTCTAACGATATTAGCTGGTACTTTGGTGAGGTTAATGGTCTTAATATGACCACATCTAACTCAGAGGCTGGACTTGCTAAGAAAGACTTTAATGGATATACCATTACTTTCGTGGGTGAAGAACCGGAACAAGCTAACGAGATCAATGCAGCAGCGGTAGCAGCAGCAATAGCATAATATTACACTAACACAATTAAGAGCCTGACCCGTAAGTCGGGCTTTTTTTATGTAACAATGGCCCATTTGGGTACGTATTATATTAGTGATAAAGCTTATAAAAGGACAATCAAGGGATATTGTGGTTACTTTAAACGAGAACCAGACACTAACTAACCCTGACTTTTTGTTTGAGTTTACTAATGACACTACCGGTGAAACTAAGATATTCACACAGTTTGATTCATCCGAATATCCAGAGAGGTACAATAAATTTGTTATTACAGATTCGACCACAGAACTACCTTATAATGGTCAAATGGATTTTTCTCCTGTTGGATATTGGTCTTATAATATTTACGAAACAGTACAGGCATCCCCTAACAGCTTAGTAGTCCCTTCGCCCGGTTATCTTTTAGAAACTGGCAAGGTTTGGGTAGTAGACACAACAGCGAGTACTGATATGTACTTTGATGATGAAGATAATATAAATAATGTTTGTTTTGACGAACCCGATTAACCATGACGATAAAAGATTTTTTTAAAAGAAAAGAAAAGAAGGTAGAAGTTGAAACGGACTCCTTTAACGGTTTTCAGTTTGCAAGGGCCGAGATGCCATGTATAATTGAAAAGAAGAATGTTGACTATGTTTGGTATGGTGAGGATAATAACTATCCTTATTTCCTTACCGAATTACTTTCTACGTCTGCAATTCATAACGCTATTATTGAGAGTAAGTCTAAAATGATGGCTGGATCTGGCGTGTTATTGAATGGCGCAGTGGATAAAACGGCCTCAGAAGCGGTTTATAATTCATTAGATGCCAATACAAAAAAGGCTTTTGACCAATTCATGCTTAATCCTAATGGGGAAAGTATGTTAAAAATCAACAATAAGGTGTGTAAAGACTACCAAAAGAACGGGTCTTTTGCTTTAGAGGTGATTTGGAACATGGATTTTACCCGTATCGCAACGGTTAAATTTGTTAGTACCGATAATATTCGTGCCGGTAAAATGGAAAACGACAAGGTAACTAAATACTTTTACCACAAAGATTGGTCTAAACATAAAGAGAGAGGATTCAAGCCAACTGAAATACCAGCCTTTGACCCACAAACAGCCGAGAAACACGCAGCAGGTGAGGAGGGGTTATCATACAATCAATTAATCTTTGTAAAGAACGGTACGCTTGATTACTATGGCGAACCACCTTATCAGGGTGCTATGAGTTGGATTAAGATAGATAGTCAAATGGGACTATTCCATTTAAGTAATATCGAGAATGGGTTTGCCCCATCATTAGTATTTAAGTTCTACAAAAAACCATCAAGCCCAGAGGCACAACAGGGCGTTATAAGTAACTTAAAGAAACAATATAGCGGAGCTAAGAACGCAGGAAATGCTTTAGTATTTTTTAGTGATGGGAAAGAACTAGCCCCAGACGTTGAGCCAATTCAAGTTAGCAATTTAGATAAACAATTCTTGATGTTAGCTGACCAAGCTGTTCAACAAATTATGTCTGGACATCGTGTTACATCTCCTCTTTTATTTGGCATTGCAACGCCCGGAAAATTATCAGGGGGTAGTGAGTTAGATGTTTCTTATAGGATATATGACAACTCAGTAGTTGAACCTGACCGTAATTTATTGGAGGAAGTTTATAACGAACTTTTAAAGGTAAATCAAATACCAGTAACTATTGAAATAGATAAATTCAACCCACTACAAGAAGATGTTAAGGCAGCAGGAAACGCAGTAACAACAGCAATAAACAGCCTATCCCCATTGGTTGCTAATAAGGTATTAGAATCAATGACACCGGATGAAATACGGGCTTTAATAGGATTAGGTTCAACATTAACACCACCACCACAAAATGGCTAACGGATTTTTTGTAACAGAGAATTGGATGAAGGAGAATACACCTCTATGTAAGAACATAGATGTAAAAGATATTTACCCATTCATTAATATAGCTCAAGATAAATATATTAAAGATTTACTTGGTAGTAAGTTTTTTGACAGCCTTAAGACTAGGATTGTGGCAGGAACAACCACACCGGATGAGATAGTTCTATGTAAGTTAATCAGACCATGTTTAGCTTTTTATATTTGTGTTGAGGCTTTACCATTCTTAGGAACTAAACTAAGAAACAAGGGGATATTATTATCAGCAGGGGACAATATGACCAACGCTGATATAACAGGATTAAAATACTTAAGACAAGAATGTTTAAATCAAGCCGAGTATTATCTTAAGAGAGTTCAAGAATATTTATGTGATAACGAGAGTTTGTTTACAGACTACCAATCACCAGACAATCCAATCTACCCTAGCAATAGAGCAGGAACAGATTGTGATATAGCTTTTGATATTACACATCCTAGCTATAAAGATATAGACATGGCGTTTTACAAAAAATGGATTAGAGAATAATTTATGCCCCATAGACTTTTAACTTTAGATATAGGTAGCGTTTTATGCGCTCATGCCGCAGCGGTAGTTGTTACTTTTACAAATGTTTCAGAGGGATTAAAGATAATTTCTCTTTTACTTGCAATAGGGTACACTGTTTGGAAATGGTTTACTGAATATAAAAAAGTAAAGAAATGATAAGTAAACACATAACACTACACGAAGCTACATCAAGCCCGACAGCATTGAGATTAAACATCTCAAATGAACCGGATGCCGAAACCTTGCAGCGAATGAAATTAGTAGCTGAGATGTGCTTTGAGCCTTTAAGAAATTGGTACGGCAAACCCATAAGAATAAACTCTTTTTACCGATGCGCAGCTTTAAATAAAGCAGTAGGCGGTGCGGTTAATGCAGAGGGAAAACCAACATCACAACACTGTTTAGGTGAAGCCATTGATATGAGCGCAGGAAGCAAAGAAGAAAATAAAAAGTTATTTGATTGGGCGAAGGCTAATTTAGTTTTCGATCAGTTAATTAATGAA